GTTTCAGGTAAAATAGAAGAGACGGGCATTCTCGATGAGCCGAAGCGGGGTGATTTCCATTTTTGCCCGGGCTGTGGCCGCAAGTATTATCTGGGAGAAGCTAATTTCTGCTCAAATTGTGGCAGGAGATTTACAAACTAATTCTGGCTGGGAGCCCAGATGAGCCGGGTGCTACTCCCGATTGAGGCGAGCGAGAGCGGCGCCCGACTCTAAATATTTTGAGAGGTTTGCGATGGATATGGTGGGAGTTGGATTAACGATTTGCGGGATAACCATGCCCACGGGCGGTGTTATAATCACGGCGCTTTTAAGAAGAAGAAATAATAATTCTAATCCTCGCAATGTATCCGAAAGAGTTTGTAATTCACGGCGCGCTGAAATAGTTACAAAAATTGAAGGTATGGAAAAAAATATAGAGTTGAAATTAAAAAATCTGCAGGAAGATGTAAGCGAAATAAAGGGGAAGATATGATGCCTGAAAATAGACAATTGAAAGGCGTGATTATGGATTTACTCAAACTTGGTGGGGTACTACTTCTGTTCTACCTGTTCGCCATGTTTGTTGCGATTGTAGGTGACTATTGACCTCGCGGCTTGTACCAGCGCCTCTTGTCGAGCCAAGTCGTGATAAAGAACCTGATGTCTTTCGTTAAAATAAAAAAGCCCGCCAAGGCTTGTAGGGTATTCAAATTTCTTAGCGGGCTATAGGCTGGCATAGCCAGCGTGGATGTTTGAAAATTAAAGGAGACTATCGGCGAATTTGATGGCCCATTTGCTGGCCCAATCATCACCAAGTAGCCAGCCAAAGGTCGAATCCCAAACGAGTATATCTCCAATAGACGGAGAATTATACTCGCCGTTTGTGTCCGTAACTACATGGATGTTACGGACAACTTCGCCGAACTCCCCGCGAGTCAAATCGCCGCGAGGATTGACGGCCTTGTAAGACTTGGTTTTAATCTCGATCATTATTCACTCCTTTATTTGGCTGATAGAATCAGCGTGGTAAATTACATGTTTTCGATGGCGGCCAGAATGCTTTTCGCTACCTTGTGGCGGAATGCTGCATTGGGTCCATGCACGGGAATGGCTAAAAGGTCATTTGCGAGCTTTTTTAGTTCCCCTGCCGTATCATCGTAAACAACCCAATCGTCGCAATCATCTGGGCCGAGTTCGGGATTATCGGGGTCAGTATAATTGTCAATTTTATACTGGGGAACTATTTCTCCTCCAAAAAGTGTATGCTGAGCGTAAATATAGATTTTCATCATTTCTCTCCTTAGTCCTCCTTTGGACTTTGTTCTTTGAAATAAGAAAGAATAATATCATCCAGCACTTGCGGGCGTTGCCATCCTCGGCGCTGGCATTCTTCATCCAGAAGCCTGAGAGCTTCGGGTGAAAGGGAAATTGAAAGTGCAATGCGATTGATAGTCATAAGAATCCCTAGAATCCCTTTGGTTGAATTATTAATAGATCATTAAGAGGACATATTTAATACGACCAGAAAGTTTAAGTTGAATAGAACAGCGCCAAACTCCTGGGCTTTGTTCATTAAATATTACTAAAGATTGATTGTATTTCCGGCGTACAGAACGAAAAGCCGCTTCTACGGGCGATTCTTTAAGTAATTTTTGTGGGAGGGCGAACCCTCTGCACAATATATGCTGGCCGTCTGTAGATTTGATAATCCAGAAAACTCTCATTGAAACCTCCTGCTGGAGTGAAAAAGAATAGGATTAGAATATCGTTCTAATATCAATATACTATAAAAACAATGGAAAGTCAAATTTATTTTCAAGAGGCAAAATGAATAAAAGTGAAGTCAGAAACAGAAACTTAATGCTTGATTATGCGAACGGTGCCTCTGTAGAGGCCCTGATGAAAAAGTATCAACTTGCACAATCAACGATAAACTTGATAGTCCACGAAACGTACAGAGAAGCCAGAGAAGCACTCAGGGGCAATGCGGTAATGCCTGCCTTAAAGAAATTGAGAGATAAGTTCTGGCTGGCTCACCGATCACTGTTGAAAAAATATTGCAACGGGGAGCTGCACAAGCGCCCCATATAGATAGAGTTTTTTAGTACTTGTCTTTAAAGAAGTAAAAAAGAAGGTGTGTTTTAAATGGCAAAATCTGGAACCAAAAATAAAGGGAATAAATTCGGACTTACTGATCTTCAGGAAAGATTCTGCCAGGAGTATTTGAAGGATTTAAATGCAACTGCAGCTTATAAACGAGCAGGAAGCAAAGCGAATGAAAATTCAGCAAGAGTTGATGCATCAAGAATGCTAACAAATGCTAACATTCAATCTCGTTTTTCGCAGCTCGTAGAAGAAAGGTCAAAGCGGACTCAGATAACGGCTGACAGAGTTCTGCAGGAAATAGCCAAGATTGCATTTGCGAACATGGGTTTCTATGCAGAGTTTGACGCTGATGGAGTTACGCTGAAAAGCTCGAGCGAGCTTACAGAGGAGCAGCTTGCGGTAATTGAATCAGTGAGTGAGGTTCCGCTTAAGGCTGGTGGAAAGGCTTTAAAAATAAAGCTCCATGACAAGACGAGGAACCTTGAAATGCTCATGCGGCACCTGGGTTTGTTCAATGACAAGCTGAACTTGGCTGGCAAGCATAATATCAATTTTATCGTAACAGAGCCGCTAAAACAGAAGCCCGAAGGAACCTAAATGTTAGAAGCTACTTTACAAATGCCAGTTTCGGGTGTGGAACAGGAACTCGAAGAGTTAGACATCCACTATGATGCTACTCCTACGATCTGGCAGTTTCATTCCTGCAATGAGGACATTCGGGCCATTGTTGGTGAGGTTGGCAGCGGGAAGACTTCCGGTGCCACAATAGAAATCTGCAAGTTAATTCCCCGGCAGTTATACCAATGGTACGGCATTAAAAAAACCAAGTGGGCTGTGGTAAGAAACACCTATGTTGAGCTGATGGATACGACCTACAAGACTATAGAGGATTGGTTCCCGTGGGGAGAGTGGCAAGCTGGCCGACGGATATATACGATTATCACCAGAGAAGAGATTGATGGTGTGGAGGTTGACCTTGAAATAGAGCTGCTTTTGCGGTCCTGTGACCGGGCCGATGATATGAAGAAGTTTAAATCACTGGAAATAACCGGGTATTGGATAGACGAAGCAAACGAAGTGGCTGAGAATATAAAGAAGATGTTGAAAACCAGGATAGGCCGTTTCCCAAAAAAATGCCCCATGCGCTTCGGCATTGAAACAACCAACCCCCCTGATGTTGAACACCCGATGTATTCACAATTCAAGTGGCTGACTCCTGTGCCTGGCCCGGTGCCAACAGTTGAACCCCTGGAGAACCATGCTGGATTCTGGCAGCCCCCGAGAGAGAATGAGGCCAACCTTACCCCAGGATATTACGACAAGCTGAGAAAAGATTTTGCAAACGACCCAGAGTGGATAGCGGTTTATCTCGATGGCAAACCGGGTATCATGGTCCAGGGCAAGCAAGTTTACAACAATTTCAAGCGAGAGTTTCACGTTGCCACCGAGCCACTTGTCTGGTCGAAGGGCGTGCTCTACAGGGGATGGGATAATAGCGGTAACTGCCCGGCGTGCGTAGTGAGTCAGGTGCCGACAGCACAACAGCTACAGATATTGAGAGAGTTCCATACCGACAGGGAGGGGATAGTCGATTTTGCCGGGCGGGTAGTGTTAAGCTGTAATCTGGCTTTTCCAGATGCGGAATATATCGACTACGGAGATCCGGCAGGGGCGGCTCAGTTCAGCAAGAAAGATGGAGGATTTACCAGTAATAAAAAGCTGATGGAGGATGCCTGTGGGATAAAGGTTATCAGCTCAGACCAAAATTTCACGGCGCGGACTCAGGCGGTTGACCAGCTACTTGCCCGGCGTGATGGAATGCTGATTGACCCGAGCTGCACGAGGTTGATTAACGGATTTATCAGTGGCTATTGTTACCCGGAGATAGGCACAAACACCGGTATTTATGCTGAAAAGCCGATAAAGAACAAGTTTTCACACCCACACGATGGCTTGCAGTACCTTGCGGTGAAGCTCTTTAAAAGTGAATCCGCCAAATCCGCAAAAGTCGATCACGCCAAGCTTCGTGGTCGCCAAGTCACATCAATGGCTCACTTGGTTGGTCAGACAGTACCAGGAAATGAAGCTGGATGGATGAAATGAAAGCAAAAATTGATTTAAATCAAAGACCTTGGGATGTATTGAATTTGAATATAAGGATTATAAATGCTTTATGGAGTAACGACATAATGACGTTGTGTGATTTGTGCGCCAAGAAACCTTCGGAAATATTGCGTTGTAGAAATTTTGGGAAAAAGAGCTTGACTATTATTGAAAAAGAATTGGAGCGATTTGGATTATCTCTTTTGCCAAAACCAAAATGTTCTACCAGAGACCGGATTGGCCTGACGATAAGTCGGGTTGGATACAAGATTGTCAAATTCGGGCAAGAAATGAGACGAAATGACTGAAAAAAAATTAAAAGATTTTGAAGAACAGCACGTCGATGGAACGATGGCGACGCTGGGAGATCAAGAGAAATCTCCGGAGCAGGCGAAGCTCGATGCGGTTCACAAACGGGCGATACAGCGATTTGGCCGGGCGGAGAAGGCTGACAATTCACAGGCTGCCGCCGCCAAGGCCGACCTGGAATTTTTAGCCGGGGACCAGTGGCCCGCGCGAACACGGGCTAAGCGCGAGGCGAACGAGCAGCCCTGCCTGACCCTGAACATGATGGGTGAGAAGATCAACCAGGTTATTGGCGATCAGCGGCAGGCCCGGCCTCAGATAAAGGTAGTGCCCTACGATGATAACGCAGATCCCGAAACGGCTGATATTTTGAATGGGATGATTCGGCAGATTATCAACTATTCAGATGGAGAGATGATTACTGACAACGCGTTTGAGAATGCCGTGGCCTGCGGTCGCGGGGCGTTCCGCGTAATTACCGAGTATGAGGGCAACAGATCAGATGACCAGATTATCAAGCTAAAATGGATTCAAAATGTATTCAGCGTTAAATGGGATCCCGGGGCAGAGGATTACGACAAACAGGATGGAAAGTTTTTCTTTATCTATCAGGACATGCAGAAAACAGACTACGAGGAACAGTATCCCGGCAGGCCGGCCGAACCCATGCCCTCAGATTCATCCGATACCCAGATGTCAACTTTATTGGCCGACTGGAGTTCCACGGAAACGGTACGAGTGGCGGAGTATTTCGAACGGGAAACCACGGAGGAAGAAATAGTCACGCTCGAATCTGGTGTTACGGTTCCGGCAGACAAAATCCCCGAAGGAGCAAATATAAAAAGGCGGCCGGATGGCCGTGAATACCGCCGCAAAGCCGAAGTTAAAAAAATAATCTGGTACAAGATCAACGGCTCTGGAATACTTAACGGGCCCAGGGTTTTCGAAAGCAAATATTTTCCCGTACTCCTCAATTTCGGTAAGGAAATCAATATCGGCGGAACCCGCTACATGCACGGTATGATAAGACCTGGTATCGACGCCCAGCGGATGATAAACTACATGGAATCGAAGACCACCGAGGTAATCGCCTTGCAACCGATAGCACCATTCCTGGCTACAGAAAAGCAACTTGCAGGACACGAAGATGATTATGCGGCAGCGGCTAAAGGTGAAGCGATTTATGCAATCGCCTATACACCCGATGATCAGGCTGCGAATCTTAAACCGGAGCGCATTACCCCTCCAGCAATACCCGCTGGTTTTGAAAATAGGGCTGCGGTCAATAAAGATAATCTCAAATCCACGATGGGTATCCATGACTCGCAGGTTGGTGCGCAATCGAATGAGATCAGCGGTAAGGGTATTCTTGCCCGCCAGCACCAGGCTGAGCGCGGAACATTCGCCTACCAGGACAACCTCAGCCGTACCCTGCGCACTCTGGGGCGGCTTCTGCTCGATATGATACCCCGAATTTACGATGCTGACCGGACGGTGCGCATTCTGGGCCTCGATGGCAAGGTCGGCAAGGCTAAGCTGGGCAAGCGCCCAGATGGCTATGATCACGCTTCACTGCCGCCGGAGGAACGAATCTACGACCCGCAAATGGGGATGTACGATGTGACTATTACCGTTGGACCGTCACATGCTACTCGCCGACAAGAGACTGCGGATGCCCTTGTGGAGATTTTGCGCTCAGCCCCGGAGATTGCGCCGATAGTTCTGCCGCGCCTGGCTAAGATGCTCGATTTTCCTGATGCCGATGAATTGGCTGAAGACCTGGAAGTTCTATTACCACCTGAGATCAGAGCCAAGCGCCAAGCGGAACGTGGTGAGGGTGAGGAAGAAGCAGTAGAGCCTCAAATACTTGGCCCTGACGGTCAACCGGCCAACTCTGCGGACACAGAAGAGGGTGCGGAACCGGAAGTTCCGGCGGAAACCCCGACGGTTGACCCTACACTGAAATCAAAAGTGATAATCGAGCAGGCCAAAGCAGTTGACGCCGTTCTGGAAATGAGACGGAAGGCCAAGGCTGCGGGCTTGACCGATGCTCAGATTGATGCCCTGATGGATGAAATGGAGAAAGACTGATGGTGTAAACAAACTTAAGATTCGTTAAACTAAAACTCTAAGGGATTCGCATTCCTTAGAAAGAACAATCAAGGCGGCTGGTTGGGGCCAACCCTTCAACTATGCCGCCTTTTTTGTTCGCCTTATGAGGAGGCTCATAATGAAAATCAACCGGTATCTGGCGTTAATCATCGCGCTGATCACAATCCAGGCTGGTGCGGCACAGGCACAGATCACCAATACAACTTCAACGGACCTTGCGGTGCTCGATACCGTCAGTGAACCGAGCGGGTTAATGGCCTGGACAGAGCCGTATTACATGGCAGACAATCGAGTATTGGCTACACGCTCGCCCGTTGCGGTAGTCGCCGCCTGGTCGACCAATGCGACAGCGGACTCAGCCTGGTCGTATACAAGGAGCCAGCGGCGCGAATGGGTGGTAACCCTGACAACCTGGAACAGCGCGGATAGTACGCTCATTTTTACGATCAATGAATATCAGTCTTCGGATAGAACGCTTCTGGCAACCTATACACAGGCAGTTGACTACGGTTATTGTGGGGGCAGCGCTCACTGTGTACCTGATTTCGGCGGCACGGCGCTTGGCCTTAACCTGTCCCTGGCAAATTATGCGACAATCCTGACTTCCACTGGCTGGAGCTGGCATTTGTATCTGTGGGATATTGGTCAGATCCCGATAAGCCGACTGACTATAATTCCCGCATGGTCTGATACGATTGGCAGTGCTGCTGATACGGTCTACAGCTCGGCAGTATGGGGCGGCTGGCGATGGATGAACTTGGGAATCAAAGGCATAACATCGTCTATGGGTGATGATGGAAATAACTGGATTGGTTTTGGTCAGCAGAGAAAGTTTGATGATGAATGGTATGAGATTGAGGTAATATCGGATTCCTTCCGGATTCCACTGACTATCGGAAGAGATACTACCTTTGCACATCCGTTTGCTGATTCAATAAGAATTCCTATATGGGGGAATGGTTCAACTACTAACTTCTATCTGGAATCTCTTAAATTTAGAGGACGTAATTGATGAGAAGAATCCTGACAATCATATCCGCTCTGGTTCTCTCTGCCTTTGTTGTATTTGGGCAGAGTCAGCAGAACGGCAACCATGATAAAGGATTTTAAATTGCGGAAGGTAGAAAAATAATAAAAAAAGAAATGAATGACAAGCTTGAGAAAATATTAAAGCAATTTACTAAAATCGCCCTGCGCTGGCTGACCGCCAATCTGAACGGTACGTTGACGCTTACTATCAATATTAACCAGGGCGGGATAACCGACTGGAATATCCAAACCACGGGGAAGCGTGAATGAAATGATAAACATAAAATCAAAATTACATCAGCTATTAAAGGATTTCTCTTTATCGGCCAAAGCGTTCTTTTTTCAGCCGATTTTCCATACCAGTTGTAAACATAAAACGGCAACATTGATAAAGGCAAAGATTATAGCCGAAATAGATCGGCGGCTCTATATAGATCAATATGAATGTGATCAATGCCATCGCGATTTCCTAATTCGCCGAAACCCGCGATTGAAGGCGGCTAAACATATACGCCTTTGGCATAATAAGGATAAAATGACGTGGTTTCCAATGGATAAAAAGAAAAATAGCTTGAATCTTTAAATATTAACCCGGATTCTGATGAAACCTGACTGGTAAGAGCGGTCAGGAGCTTTTGAGGGCCGGATTGAAGGAAAACTGCTCGAATGAGCGGGATTCTCTCGATTCGACCCTTTTTTTATGCTTACCGGCGGGCAAATCACCGGGCAAAAGAGTTACCGGCGGCTATTCACCGGGCAAACACAAGGAGCAATAATGTCAGAACAAGCAACAGAGCCACAGGAAACGGCAGAAGGGCAGAAAACGGCTGTCGAAACGGAAGCGGCTGAAGAGACTGCCAAACCAGCGGAAACATCGCTGTTCAAGGGCAAGACCTTCCAAGTCAGTGCCAAAGACGGTTCGACCAAGACCCTGAAGGGCGATGAGACGCTGGCCGATGTCGAGGCCCGCGAAAAAGCCGAGACCGAGAAGGCCGAGAAGGCCGAGAAGCCCAAAGAAGCCGGCAAGAAAGAGGGCGAGAAGCCCAAGAAGGACTCTGGGAAAGGGGAGGGTTCGGAGCCTCCTGAAAAGCCTGAAGACCAGAAACCCGAACCGCCGAGTGAAGGGACTGACGACCTGATAAAGCCTGATGACCCGAAAGGAGTCAAAAAGCGTATCGAAAAGGCCGTCACCAGGCAACGTGAAGCTGAACGCAGAGCGGAAACACTGCAAAAACGCCTGGATGATCAGGAAGCACGTCTGGACGCCCTGGAAACCGGCAAGGCCAAACCCGAAGGCGAAAGCAAGAAGCCTGGCGAAGCTGTTGAAACCGGGGCCGATGAGGCGGGAAAGCCCGTCAGGCCCGCAAGGCCAAAAGATGGCGATTTCGATAATTACGAAGACTACGAAAAGGCTGCTGAGAAATATGAAAACGACCTGTCTGAGTATTTCGAGAAACTTGCCGACTGGAAGGCCGATCAGAAAGTCCGCGAATATGCCGCCGAACAGCAGACAAAAGCCTTAGAAACTGAGGACAAGAAACTGATTGATGAGGCGGTCAAAAAATACCCGGACTTTATCGAAATCGCCATCAAAAACGATCTGGAATACACGGAGACGATGGCCGAGACGATTTACGGTTCGCAGAAATTCGCCGAACTCGCGTATTACATCGGTGAACACCCCGAGGAGGCTGCGAAAATAGCCAAACTCGACCCGATACAACAGGTTCGGGAATTGACCACAATCGAGTTGTTGGGACTTCAGGACAAGAGCAAATCCACTGAAACCGACAACGACGCTCAGCCCGCAAAGCCAGAGAAGAAAGACGAGAAACCGCCTGGCGCAGAGGGGCTGAAGCGAACCACCCAGGCTGATGAACCGATCAAGCCGGTCAATGCAGCGGGCACTGCTGCGCCGTTCGATCCAGCAACGGCGAGTGTCAAGGCGCTGCAAGCGCACATGAACTCCAAGCGGATAGCAAAAGTTCAGCAGCTTGCGGGATAAGGGAGATTATTGGCAATGGCTAATACCTTTATGACCCATGATATAGTCGCTAAACTCGCGGCAATAAGCCTGACCAATAAAACGGTCGGCCTGAACGTCGTGAACCGTGACTATACTTCCGATTTCAAGCCGTCGGGCAGAGGGGATACAGTGCGCGTGCGCGTGCCCGCAGACCTCAGGTCTTATGACGGCCCGGACATCACCGGCAATGGCGACAGCCAATTCCTGACGGAAACTTACGTCAATGTCCAGCTCGAAAAGGATAAGGTCGTGCCGGTGACGATTACCAACAAGGACCTGACGCTGGAAATCGAGGACTTCCAGAAGCAGGTCACCGATCAACAGATGATCCCGATGGCGGATGCCATCGACAGCTACATTTTTGAAACCCTGCCCCTGCTCTGCCCGAACATCGTAGGTGAGCCGGGCATTACTCCGGCCTCTGACGAAGTGGTTAGTGATGCGGCTGTCAGGCTGACCGAGATGGGCTGCCCGGGTGAGGACAGAAATTTTGTCCTCAATCCGAAAGCCAGGGGTTCTCTGGCGCAGTACATCAAGGCAACTTCCAGCCAGAAGATGGCGGAGGATGCTATCCGGCGCGGGTTCGTCGGTCGCACGGCCGACATGGCCTTCTGGGAGAGCAACAATATCAGTCGTCACACCAACGGAAGTTTCGACGGTACGCCGATTGTCATGGGTGCCAGCCAGACCGGTGCCGAGGTGATCGTCGATGATGTCGGTGGCGCTATCACGGACTTTCTGCTGAAGGGTGATATTATCACCTTCGCCGGTTGCTATGCGGTCAAGCCGGTCAATGGCGAGGCGCTGCCGTATCTCAAGCAGTTCGTTGTGACCGCTGATACGGATGCGGTGGCAACCGGTACCGGCCAAGCCACCATACCGATTTCCCCGTCCATCGATGTTACTGTGCCGGGCAAGACCTGCTCAGCCAGCCCGACGGATGGTGGGGCGGTGACACTCGTTGGTGGTGCTTCGGGAACCTACAACCGGAACCTGGCCTGCCACAAGAGGGCAATCACCCTCGCAACGGCTCCGCTCGCCCCGCTACGCGGTGGAAGCGTGAGCCATCATGTCACGCTCGACGGTATCAGCCTGCTTTATTCCGCGGGCGATGACATCAAGGCCCGGCACACGATCATGCGTTATGACTGCCTCTTCGGCGGTCTGCTGGTCAATCCGAATATGTGCTGCCTGATCGCAGGTGAGTAAACTGACGGAAACTACGGACGGGGTTTCGGCCCCGTCCTGTTCTTTAACCGGAGACGTGAAATGAGGAAGATAATCGCTTTGTCGGTTCTGATCGCAGCCTTACTATTGGCGGTGTTTATCGCTGTCAGGGCGCAGATTACAGTGCCGACGAGCACTCTTGATTTCAGCCTTATATTCCGGCCTCCGTCAGATCCCAGACCGGTTGAGGTGGTAACGGGGTTTTTCCGCTGGTTCAACGCCAGGGGCAGAACCGAGACCGTCAATATGGATGTATTGGGCGAAGAGTGGCTCGATTCAACGGTTATCGCCTCACGAGGCAAGCCGGTGACATTCGTTCGGGCAGACTCAGCCGCGCTTGCGGCCCGCTACGGCAGAACGATGAAAACCTGGATCATAACCGTAACCGACACGACCCGCGCTTCAGCCGGGGTGGATTATGGAACGGTTGATCTGACGATCCTTGATCTCACAAGCGGGACCGGAAGAGATACTTCGCTTTTCATCTCTCCTGCGGGCCTTGAATGCTCCGAATTCGTTATTGACATTATTGACGTGGGATTCGCCCCGTATGATTCGATTCGCGCAGGCGACCGGACAATCATGTCCTGGATAACTTTTAAATGGCAGTGAGGTGGCTATGTCTTACACACACAGAGATTGTGCGGTTGGTAGGCGCATGGATTTCGGTTCTATCGGCGCAGGCGAAGCCACCTCGGAACTTGAGACCTATAAAGTCCAGGAAGTCAGTTTCGGGGTTGCTGTCTCGAACCTTGACGGACAGGCCGCATTCCAGCTTGAGGGTAAGATCGGTGAAAGCTGGTCTGCCCTTGTTGATAGTAATATTCTTCTCGATGGCGACCCAGAGGGGCATTCCGGCAATGGAATGCTGGTTTATTCCCATTGCGCGAGCCTCGAGGCAATCCGTTGCCGGTTTATCAGCGCTACGGGGGATCTCGTTCCTTCGGCGGTGGTGCTGGCAAAGGGTGTAAAAATCGCGGAATAATACCTTTGATCTAAAGGAACATTATTCACAACAGAGGTAAAACATGGACATTTTCGGAAATCGTTTCGACATTTTCAAGGCCAGGCCCAAGGCCGCGGGTATTATCGTGCAGGACATCGGTTCCGATGGTAAGCTCCGTACTTATATCTCGGCCTACAACCGGGTAGGATCGGTGCTCGCCAAGGGCCAACCGGTCACAATCGACTATGCGGTGACCTATATGGTGGCTGCGATAGCCAACGCCACGACCGGCAGCGAGGTCTACAAACAGACCGGCGGGGCGCTCAAGGTCACGCAGATCAACGAACTCTGGTGGTTTCAGATCGGTGGGGCGGGCAAGGGTCTGGTGGACGGCACAACCGATGTGGCTGCGACGGAAGCCCTGGAAGTGCTCAACGCGGGAACGGCGTGGATCAAGGCCGGGACTGCCCGGGACTTGTCCACCGGGGCAATCGCCCTGGCGGCCCAGGCTGCGAACTCTGCGGTTCTGGTGGATGTTCTTTACATTCCCGAGCGGCATTCAATTGAATCCGCCTGATAACAGGGGGGCGAAAGCCCCCCCACCTTTTAACCATTTCAGGAGTTTTTCATGCCTACAATGCAAAAACCCGGTGCCGAACATACCTACGAGTATATAGAATACCCGTCGGTGCGCTATCACCCCACCGAGGATCCTCGAACCATTACTTGTAAGGCGCAGGAAGAAAAGGGTTGGTATGACAGTCCAACGAAAGCCAACGCGGTGGCCAAGAAACTGCTGCTGAAAGCAGCGGAGAAGGCTGCCGAGGAGAAGGAGGCCATGCGTCTGCAGCGGGCCGAGGAAAAGGAAGCGCTCGCAAAGATGTCCGAGAAGATCAAGGCGGAAAAGGCTGCCGCTCCGCCACCGGAAGACCAGGCTGCCGTCCCGCCGCCGAGCAAAAAGAAGCGGCCCGCACGGAGAAAGAAAAGGGCAAAGGCGAAGCCTCGCTCTTAAAATCGGATATTGCCAAGCGGACAGCCTTGGAATCATGGAATTACCCGATACAAACCGAGAAATAAAGGAATTAATTTACAACTAATTTCAGGAGGTTAAAAAATGGCTCGCAGACCGGCAAGAAATGGTAGCGGAAAAGGACGGGGGCAAAGCGGGGGCGGACGGGCTAATCGAAACACGGGTGGCTGTTCAAAGGGTGGTCCAGGAGGAGGAAAGGGTGGCGGACGAGGTTCTGGGACTGGTCGCCGCCGTTAGCACTTCCCTTTCTCTTGACACTTCCCTGTGGGTATTCTCCGCAGCGATAGTGGTGTTTCTTTTCATTCGACTTTAGTTGAGGATTTCCGATGATCTCAGCCGAGATGCTTTCCAAGCTTGGAATACGCCTGAACCGCGAAGCCCCGGAAAGCGAGTTTAATATCGCCGAACGCCTGTCCTTTCTCAATGACGGGCAATTATACGTTGCGGGTAAATTGCCGATTTACATGGTGCGGCAGATCGAGACCGTGAGTTCGGCTATAGCTGTCGATGCCAACGGCGGCATAAGCCTGGCGGCACTTGATAGACTTACCGTAGTGGAGGAGGACCCAGCCTCGACCACCGTATTCAAGGGTACTGCCGATCAAGGCTTGTCGAGCGTGAACGATGCCTATAACGGTGCTGTGGTTATCAACGTGACGAATGGAACGTATCATGTGGTGACCGATTATGTCGGTGCTGACCTGCAATTCACGGTATCCGAAGAAGTTGCGGTAGCCCCCCGCACCTGGAACAGCGGGGATGAATTTATTTTCCCGAACGGGGAACTGGCCTTGCCGGGCATCCTGAACGGCGACCGGAGCATACTCGATGTTTTGCACTCAAGCGGTTACTATTGCACAGAGATCGACGACGATGATGAATGGCGGCATGTCATTGAGAAAGGCTATTCATATCCATCGTCAAACCCGCGCTACCGCCTTCAGGGAACAAAGCTGTACCTGAATCCTTATACTTACGGCACGACCACCGGGGTCATCAGGTACAGGGCCACGCCAACAAAAATTACTTCGAGCATTTCCTGCGCCTTTGGTGAGGATGTTCAGGAATTAATCGTGGACTACGCGCTGTACGTGGGCCTCAAAACAGCCAGGATATACGATATGGCTGGGGCGGTTCTGCAACTGGTGGATAAACAGATTGCACAGGCTACAAACCGTTACTCAAAAGTGGGGCGGAAAGTGGGTTTTGAGGCCAGCAGAATGACCGGTCGCGGCGGTGGGCGCATCGGAGATATTCTTACTCGCGGGGGCTGATAAAATGCCTTACAAAGTTAAAGGCTCCATCTTGTATCACGATCCAAATAATGATGGCCATTGGATGATTAAACAGCGTTGCGAATCGCACGAGAATGCCATTGCTGCTATGCAACTAATTCAGATGAAAAAACACGGGATCGTACCCCGTGGCGGATGGCGCAACCAGCGGACACGGCGCGGCCTTAAAAGATGAAAGTAGGATAATTAAAAAATGTCTGCACCAACCGGAAAAACGCTTCATGAACTGAATTTCCTCAACCTGATTAATATCCAGGATCGGGATCGCGTTTTGATTGGGGATGTGAGCGAGCCGCTTCTCTCTAAGGCGACCACGGTAGCTAATCTACGGGTCGCCTTGGGAACTTTCGCCGAGTCAGGCTATACAGAGAACGAGGAACTTGATATTCCAACCTGGGTGCTTGAGGGCGGCAAAGGCTACTGGCGCATCACTATCCTGTCAGCGGTTGAAAACGCATTAGCCTATTTAATCTGTTACTATAATGAGGCTACCGACGCCTGGACGCTGTTTCCCAAATCCGTGATCGAGACGCGCACAACTGTCGGCTTGTCCGCGGGCCCGTTGATAATGGATATTTTCGTACAACGGGATGAAGATGGAATCACACCCCGAACCTACCGGCGGTTCAAGATTCAAGCTCTGACCAGCCTGGAAAAAGGCCCTCTGTCCGATGAACAGGCGGCCTATACGATAGTCTCACTGCCAGCTAATTTCGTTCCAGCTGCGCCTACGCTGGTTGATGATGAAAGTTATCCCTATACTGCAGTTCGAAAGCGCTATGGTCAATATTCGCACAGTATAGTCCTGCGGGCGAACGCAGCGACCGGAGAGGCTGATTATATCGAGCGTTATGAATTGCAGCGCAGACCATACGTTGAAGGCCAGTCTGCAAAGGCCGGTTGGGTTACTCTGCCGATGCATACCTTGGGCCGCAATCCGCAGAAGCCAGCACCGAGCAGATTGATATATACAGACGACAGCGCGGAGGCGGCTCCTGGGGATGTGCTTGAATACCGGATACAGGCGGTGGCGATAACGGGAGAGGATCACGAGACCCCAAGTATATGGAGTTCAGAGGACCCGGAACAGGACGGCCCCGTTACTTACACGGTTGAAAACGATGACACAGCTCCAGACCCGCCCGTGCTGACAGTGAATGAGGTGCAACTCGGCTTCAAAATCATCTTTGATGATCCCACGCAGAATGACGGCGATCCTTGCGATGACATCTATTATTGGGAGTTATATTATAGCACCGATGCCGGTGAAACCTGGGAATGCGTTCTCGATCCAAAGCATGAAGGAAAGGACAGGCGGATAACAAACCAGGAATCTACTTTTCATGTGCCGGATGCCGATCTTGGTGAAGATTTTGTGTTCAAGGCCGTGGCCGTGGACTGGTCGGGGAATATGAGCGAGATGAGCGAGGTAACAACTCCAACCAATCCGAACCCGATTACGATGGACTCGGTTGATACTGAATTCACTCAGAAGCTTGCGATTATCGACTCGACAGCCACGACCGTAAGCACACACACAACAGAAATTAGCCAGAACGCGGAGGCGATTGCCCTGAAGGCCAGCCAGACGGATTTTGACACTCTCGATGGCCGGGTAGAGAGCGCGGAAACCTCGATAGTGGTGAATGCGGATGCGATTACCCTGAAGGCCAGCCAGACGGCCCTGAACACTACAAACGGAAATGTGAGTACCCTTTCCGGCGAAGTAGACGTACTGGCTGAAGAAGTGGAGATTGCGGTAAAGGTGGATGGTACGACTGTCAGCAGTTTCGTGGCCGGGGTGAGCGGACTAAGACTAAAGGGAGAGAGCATAGAGCTGGATGGAGATACATCATGTTTGGGGGATTTTACAGTCCAGGGGCTTTTGAATCCCGCTGGTGGAATAAAAACGGCAAATAGTGGGTCGCGTCTTGAAATGGGCGGTTTTGGAGGAGCTGCCGCATTAAAGGCATATGATGGTGTGAATAATATACGTTTTGCCATGTCAGTTGCTTTAGATGGATTTTATTTATATGATGGAAGCGGAAATTATTTTGCTTGGATGCAATCATCAGGCGCTTATTATACTTGGGATGGCAATGCGAGAATTGAATTAAAAGTTGGAGCAACCGCGGGTTCAATAGAGATAAATCAAATCAAAGTAATAGGAGAACAACAGGCCCATATTGTAGATGCTGACGGCACATTGGCTGATATAACAACTAAATTTAACACCCTATTATCTGAACTTGAGGCTTTTGGCCCACTTGCAAGTTCATAATTAATATTTGCGATATATCTTACATGTGTCAAGATTAACAGAATCTTCGTTGACCAAAATAATTATTCCAACATCGTTTATTTTTGAATGGATTAAATAATATGAACCCGATGGTCCATAACCCTGGTTTGCCAATTCGAGATAATCGTAACTGGCGGAATTATTCTGTTGATTGCCGATATTAGTTGGGAGTGCGGTAGATTTACTACAGGAGAAAGCAAATAATAAAAGAAACCCAATAATTAATTTAATCATTTTTGTCTCCTATGAAATAAGTTATGAACACTAAATCAATATAAGCAATTTTTAAAATAAGTCAAATAGCCCGGGGAGAGCAAATAGCTTTATCTGAAAACTAAAAATCTAAGAGTGCCGGACTCCAGTAGGAGATACATGGTTACGGGGAGAAGTGCCGGAGGTAAGTTGACCCTTGCAGGAGGCTCCTGGACTAAGACGCCGAAAGGTGGCTCCGGCACAATAAAATATAGAGTTTAACCGGATTCTGAAGTAGCCCATCTGGTAAGAGCGGACGGGAGTTATGGATGGCCGGACTGTTCGGGAAATATCCCGGATGGTTCGGCCTTTTTTGTTGGGAGACCATCAATGCTCAAATACTACGAAAAGCGAAAACAGGAACTCACCCAGGCTCTCGCCCAGGAGTGGATAACCCGCGGCCAAGCGGCGAAAAAGGTCGAGGAAGCCGATAGCCAGATCAAGCGGATTGAACACCGTTTAGACGAGATCGAGCGGGCAATCCAAACTGAGGCCAAAAAGAAAACAAAACCCCCAAAGGAGTAAAGCCCATGTACGGTATCTACGAGGATTCAGACCTGACCGAACTGGTCACAGCAGAGGGGAATGTGACGAATCCGGACGATGAAACCGACCTGGACGGCGATGACGGTGAAACTGCGATAAAGCCTCTGTTTTGCGCCGTGATTCAGAGTGAACTTGCCGCTGGGATTAATGATGTTGTAACCGAGATCGAGGTTGATAACGCTTATTTCCGCTTCACAGACCTGCCGGTGATAAAGATCGGCGATGAACTGATGTATGTTACCGACGGCCTATCACCTGCAGGCACTACGCTGACGGTCATTCGCGGCTGGAACAACACTACGCCAGCCAGCCATTCAGAAGACGACCGTGTGTATATGGCCTACAACGTGGAGAACGTTGCTGTTGTCTGCCGGGACAACGAGCAGGTGGTTACCGGCGATGAATCCTCCTACGTCACTTACTGCCTGGACGATGGCGAGGGTAATCCGGATGATGACTATTCAGCCGAACTCGCCCTGGGAAATCTCGACTACGATGAATCGGTGGCCTTTCACCGGAAGGTAATTATTCCAGAAAGCTCGGACGCCGAGAGTAAGCAGGATTTAATTCACGACCTGAAGGGGCCGAGCGACACAAATTTTAAACTCATACCCTTGGATAGCTGAATATATGCCACCAAAACCATTAAAAATCCGTGATTTCAAGAGCGTTGTTCAGTATGCCGACCTTGAGGATCTGCCAGACGGGACGGCGACCGAGATGAAGAACATGCGGATCATCTACGGCAAGATCGTCAAGACCTCCGAACTCGGCGCATTTCTGGATGAAGCCCTTGAGGTTGCCGGTAAGACAATTACTGGGTTTGCTACCTGGATTCACAGCCGCCTGAGTGCATCCAGCCAGCCGGTAGGCAGCGGCGCAGGTTATCTGTACCTGATTGCCGTGGTGGATGATTCAACGAAGAAACTTCAAATCCACACCTGGAACGGCCAGAGCAAAACCTGGGTGGCAATAGATACGGTCGCAGGCGGCCTGGATTTCACCACCACAAGCTACTACCAGACAAAAGGCGATGACCTGCCGAGCCAGAGAAATCCGATTATCTATGCCAATGAGATACTCAGGTTCCTGCCGGGGGACACGGCCAAGCCCGATGGAACGAATGTGGCGGTGGGGGCGTGGATCGGCTGGATCGGGCGGGATTATTTCGATGGACTGTTCACGGCGGCAAGCTACACGGCCAAGTTTTTCAGCTATCCAAGAGAGATTGAAAAGCCGACATTCACGCCGACAATCACACAGCATTGGGGAGATAAAGCTTTCAGTCCATCGGAAGGCGGAATACCGATAACTGCTATAAATGACGAAGAACAGTCAGTTACGATTATTGGCGAATACGGAGGAATTTTTACCGGTGGCAAGTTGTTTATGATTGAAGGAAGTCCCCATCCAGATAATTACGGTCTGTTCAAGGCATTAACTTCAGAAATATCAAGCGGTCAGACAAAAATTTTCATTGATGATGAATATAAGGCAATAACGGACATTATAGGCGGCACGGTTCGATTTACGGTGAATCGGGATGCTCGATATTATAAGTTTTCCTATGTCTATGACGGCAATCAAGAAAGCCTCTTATCCGAAGCCTGTAAGGTGGATTTCGAGGATCAGCGGTTTGCCTCTTTTGAGGCAAGTTTTACCAACACCGATCATAACAAGCGGATTACCGCAATTAAAGTCTATCGCTCCACGACCGGCGAAACCGGAACCTATTATCATATTCATACGATAGATTTCCTGAGAAAAACCGGGCAGTACAAATCCGCCGCAGACGGCTCTTATTCCGGCGATAAAAATATCTATATACCGGATATCGGATCAGTTACACCGACTCCCAATGTGAGTAAAATAGGACTTTGGAATAATAACATCGGTGAGTTCGTGTACTATACGATTTTAAGTCATTCTGGAACCCGTTTTACGGTAATTGCAGAACAAACTCTCTTGGATGATGATTATTGGAATTGCGCCTGGGAATATCTCAGTAATGGTTCTGATGTAACAAGCAGTGGTTCGACTGGCGCATTCTCCGGTCAAAAGGTATGGATAGTCAGCGAGGACTTGGGGGCTGTCAATTATTCCGGTGGAGTGATTGAGCTTCATCTGGGAGCGACTACCGGCTATCGAATGGTCGATATTGTTTATGGCAAAGCCGTTCATCTTACCTCAGCCGTAAATACTGCGGGCGGAGCGACAAACGAAGATTGGAAACTATTCAATATCGAAAAAGGATTGTTTTTCTACGCCTTGTCCGGTTCAACGATCACCTGGAAGTTTTTTGATACTGCTCTACCTGACGGCGCTCCACACCCGCTGGAAGGCGAAGTCTCGATCAATGTCAACGGCAAGTATGCCAAGATGATCGCCGGGCGGCTATTTCAGGCCAAGATTGTACTCGACCCGGCGGATAAAGCCGAAGAGCACGAGGATTGGGGTTCGTACTCGGAACTCGAACAACCTGACGTAAATCCGGTTTCCAACGCACTCCGTTTCCAGGAGCGGGAGGGCGGCGAGCTGACCGGCCTGGAAGAACTTTTCGGCATGGCCGTATTCCTCAAGAAACAAGGGATTATCACGGTGAATTGCAAGAGCAGCCCGGCGTCCCCGGAGCTGTGGGCCATCACCGAGTCGATTCATGACATTGGCAACGTGGCCCCCCTGGGCGCAGTAAGGGCGGGCGATTCTCTCTATCCCTGCGCAAATGACGGTATTTACAAGCTCACACCTAACAACCTGTCGGACTCGGATGCTACGCCGACCGAAAAACTGAAGATCACCGAGCCGATAAATAATATTTACAATAGCATGACCGCCGCACAGAAACGGGGCATCCGGGGTGTTTACCATCACCGGCGCAATGAAATACACTGGTTTATGACCTATCCGGTGGATGAAGACGACACACTCAAGCGCTGGGCCTACAACGTGATTACCGGAGCCTGGCGGGAAGTCTATGCACTGTACGATGCGCTGATTCCCGCCATGGACGAAAACGCCAATGCCCTGATCCTGGAAGACCTGGAAGATGACACCGTTCAGGTTGCGGCAGCCGATTCCGATCAGGATGAGCAGGATGGGCGGTTCCTGTTCCGCTCAAAAGTATTTCCAATTTCAGAAGGCAGCCCGGAGCCGATTCACAAAATCACAGTAATTTATAAAAGTCCACACGCGCTGAAGCTGCGCCTGTACCTGGACGGCAACGATACGATTGTAGAAGACTACGATCTGCCAGCGCAGGCGGACATGAAGCCTTACACGGTGGCCGTGGGCTACAGTTGCTACCGGATGCAGTTCGTAATTACCGATGATACCGGTGATGCGCTGGTAGTTGAGGAAAGCAGTGGTGCTCCGGTCTATCTGATAGTCGAGCAAAACGAACTTAATCCCAATGTTGAAATTGGTGGAATGGACATCGTTCATTCTTAGTTATTGACAACAATTATTTAAGGAGGCACTCAATGAACGTAGCGGCAGCGGCTGGCACCCTTTCAGAACGGTTCAAAGATTTAGGGTTAAGCAAGTTCACCAATGTAATTCTCAGGGCTTTACTGGAAAGCGCGGAAATATATGTGGCATCCAAGCTACATTCAGCATACCTGGACGAACTGGAAACGCCGGAAGTATCGGTTGCGGTATCCAGCGGGTATGCGGCACTATCGGCACTTTCCAACAACGTACTCGGTGGGGCGCAGGGTGTCCGCGAGGTCAAGTTGACCGGTGGGAAAATCTGCACCCTGATTGACGCTAAGCACCGAAAAGACACTGAAAGTTATTACCGGAAAGGATCAACCGACGATCCAATTGCCTGGGTGCAGAACAACCGGATTTACGTTCTGCCAGCGAGTACCTTACTGATCGACGTGTCGTATCTCAAGATTCCTGATCCGTTGTATTTCAACTTCACTTCAAACCAGGCTGATTCGGGAGCCAGTAAAACGAAATTCGACGGAGAAAGTGGAGAGGGACTCGACACCACGACTACTAATTATTACCTCGGGGCTGTGATCTTCAATATCGAAAAAGAAACCTACCATGTGGTAACCGCTTATAACAAGACCGACTTAGAATTCACGGTCGTTCCAGAAGCGGCGGCGAATTTCACCGAGGGCCAGCAATTCCGGTTCCTGACCCACGATTTCGATGCGCTCTCGCTTTCGGGCGTGGATTTTTCGCTCAACGCGGACAAGCACTCAATGATTATTGACGTGGCGGAGGCGGCTGGCTTGGCGCAGACGGAATTGCACCAACAGCGGGAAGCCGCCAATTCCAGAGCGGAAAACACAATTGCTGTGTGGAACGCCAAGTACATACCGCCGACCAGACTCGGTACGCAGGAACAGGGGAGGTAATTATGGTCTGGCCTTTAATTGCAGCAGGAGCTGGGATGCAGTTAGGCAAAGGTCTGGCTGGCTGGTTGACCCGGCCCAAGATACCACGCGCGGAGCAAACCGCCCGCGGACGTGAATTGATGCGCCGCTCACGGTACGGTGCTTATGGCCCTGTCGCACAGCGGAATATTCTGAGTGCGGCGGGACGGGCCAGCGGAGCGGCTGGGCAAACAGCGCGAGTTGGCATCCGGGGTGGCCTGGTGCACAGGGGAATGGGGGATTCGATAGCCGGGGAACGATTACTGGCCGAGCCGGGCCTGCGGAGATCCAGATACCTGGCTGAGACCGGCGAACGGCTGGGTACTGAAAACGAATTGGCAAAAACCGAGGCCCGTTCGGATTTCGCAACCTTACAAGATCAGATGGATGCCACCCGCAGGGAAAGCCGCAGGCAGGGCTTGCAGAGTTTGCTTGGAGGCGGTCTGGGCGCAGTAGAAGCCGGAGTCGGCACCTATATGCAGGAAAAAACCCTGGGAGAGTTCGAGGATTTCAACCGGAAGTACGCGCAGATCGACTTGCTGATCCAAGCCGGGAATTTCGAGGAGGCCGAACGGCTACTTGCTGAACTTACCGGCGGGATGCCGCTCGATATCTCCACGACCCGTGGACTGCACAGACCAGCCGTTCCGCCCCAGGAAAAAGTATTACAGGCGGGGAGGTACTGATATGCCAATGGACAGATTTCAACTGGCGCACTACAAGGCCCAGAGAATGAACGAATTGACCGGCAAAATCAGGGCGAAAAAGCTACAGGTTGAAGACCGGGCCTGGCTTCGGGAAATGCGTAAAAAGAAAAGAAGCGACTGGACGAAAGAGGAGGAAGACCGGGCCTTGAGAATCCAGCGGGAACAAACGCTTTTTGAACAGGGCCAGGAAACTTATCAACACGGATTGAGCCGCCGTCCGATAGTCGAGGGACAGAAAGATGTGTTAACCGGACTCAGAATCCGTGAAGCAGGCCGTGGACCGCGTCCGACCCTGTCCACCGGATATAACCCGGAAACGGATGCCTATGAGCGGCAACTCATTGATCCCTACACCGGTGAGACGAAGCGGGTCGAGGGGGGATTGCAGCCCATCCCATCCCGCAGACTGTACGACATAACGTCCGCAGAAGTGAGTGCATGGAAAGCATCGAATTTCGATCCTATCGATGGCGAGCCGAATAAAGATTTCGTACCGCTGGAAGAATGGGTACTCATGATGCGGCAGAGCCTCGGCAGCTTTCCCTCAAGTCGAATCGGTGGCCGTTCTGGGGAATGGATCAGCGGCCCTTCTTCAAAGGGCTTGAAACGCAACCGATTGGCACCGGTCGAGACTCCTGCGACAGAATACTTTCGCTTGATGCCTGGGCCGAGAAAACCCAGTGTAACCAAGAAATTGAAAACAATTCCCGGCCTTTATGAACCGATTGATTGAGGCGATGTCTGCCGACAGGCAGAGGATGAGGTAAAGAATGTCGAGAAATAAACTGCGATCAATTTTTAATAGCGTCGGCCAGGATTATAACTTGAGGAATTTCTATGCCTTCCAACGAGCGATGGCCCAGCCAGAAAAGCGAAAGACTTTTTACGAAACAGTTTCTCACGATTACGACTTGGGCGAATTTGAGCAGTTCGATAGCCTTGTTGCGTCAAGTCTGCCTGAAACCGCTGTCCTGGAAAGACCGGAAGTGGAGCCGCCCGTTGAAATACAGCCGCAGCCTGCTCCAACTGCTGAAGAAAAGCCTGTGATTACAGCACCGCCTGCCGCCGTGAAACCAGCTGAAAAAGCACCCCAAAAATTTCCTACTGCTGTCAGGGCTTTTGATATTGGAGCGCAGCATTTTATTCCTGAGACTGAAAAAGTTGAACCGGAAAAACCTGAATTTGAATTACCAACCATTTCAGAGGCACCGGAAGAAAGTTTGATTAAGAAAATTCTCGGTCAATGGGAGCCAACATCTACGGAAAAAATCGCCCATGCTCAGAATGTATATCAGATAGCGAAACAGTACAACTTGCCGATAAGCAAAGTACGCCATCAGATTAAACTGGCAGACCGCAAAGGAGGCATGGATTCGGCCGTAAATTCTTTCTTCACTTCTGCAATCGCTTTTGGCATGGCGACCCACGCTCCTGCCACTCTTGCCGGTATCGGCGCGTTTATGGCGATTAAAGAATTGGTTAATGCCGGTGTGAGCATTTATAAGGATGAGAAATATCAAGCCCTTGCGGGCAAAGGGTTTTCAGACTTGCCCTCAGAGGAATCCAGCCATGTGCTGAAGAAAACAATCGAGGCGGCTGAACTTATTGGCACTATTTCACTAATGGGTGCCGGCATAAAGATGGGTAAACCAACTTTTGAGAAGTTTACAAAAGATATTGTTGTTGATAATAAGGCTCCTCAATATCTCTATATTGAGCCGGAACAGGTCAAGGCAGCAACCGGAGAGGGTAAATTTGTACGTAATCTGGATAGGCCGGGTGTAATTGCACGGATAAAACTACTTGAATGGTTGGGAATTACCGGTGATAAAGCTAAACTGGCCGAGGAAAACGGCGTTGCCGTGCCTGTTGAGAGTGTAACTTGGATGGTTGATAAACCCTGGTTCCATGAAATTAAAAATTCTTTTAGGCTTATGCCTGCAAAGAAAGCCAAGCTTGTTGATTATAAACTCAAACCGGTTGAAGGCACACCCACCAGTGATATAGGCGAGGTAGGGCTTGCACCCGAATTGCCAGCAGGATTGCCGGAAAAGCCATCCGCGATTCCAGCGAAACCCGTACCCGTTAGCGAAGGCCGCCCAGCACAACCTTTCACCGCACAACTGGCTCCGGAAGAAGTAGAGAAGTACGAGCGCGTCCGTGAGAACATCCGCGCCTTGTCGGAAGAACAATTTACGGAACTGCACGAGGCGAATACTGAGGAAGCGCAGGAAGACCCAGACAACCGTGATTACCAACTGATTGAACAGGCATTCGCTGAAGAGGCGGAAGCCCGGGCGGCCATACCGAAAACAAAACTCGGCAAAATGATGGCCGCTATAACGGATGCGGGACCGGGAATAGAAGAAACTCCCGGTGTGCCTATGGAGGCCCCTGAAGCTACGAAAGCCGAAAAGCCAGTGGAAGGCGCGCCCGAAGGTGAGAAAATCGCTGAGAAGCCACCGGAGGAGTTTGTAGAGGCAAAAGAAGAGGTCATGCCTGGTGTCCCGGCGACCGAAAAAGATCATCCAGTGGTTAAGAGTTGGCTTGAACAAGGATGGGGTGTTCGTTCTGCTCGAAATGCCGATGAAGGGAAGGCGCTTTTAAAAGCTGGTTACACTCAAAGTGTTTCCATTGGCGGTTTATATTATAAAAAGCCCCCTGTTTCACCGAAGGTTGAAAAAGCGGAAGAAAAGCCTATTAGCGCACTTGCGGTTGAGGAGCGGCGCAAGGCTGAACTGACCGAGACTGAAAAGAAATTCGCTGGGGCTTTGAAGAAAGAGGAAGAGCTTGAAAAAGAAATTAAAGGAGAAAAGCAGATAGTACACAAACGATACGAGAAAAAGACAGGAACAAAAGATAGATGGCTGGTAATAGATAAAGCTGGCAAGTATCTTGCTGGCTTTAATTCGCAGATTGAAGCCGAAAATTTTATAAAACAACCGCCAGCAAAAGAAATAGAAGATAAAGAAACTTTTATAGAGGAGTCCATTAAAAAAGAAGCGCAAGAAAGATTAATTGAAGAAGGGGAAATGGAAAAAGAAATAAAAGTCCGCAAGCTTCGATTAGAAGATATTGAAGATGCTTTATATGATGCTGGATGGGGAATAACTGGTGCATCTGAAAAATCCGAAGCTCTTTATTTTGAACATGAAAGAGTTTATAAGAGATTGCGATTGGCAAATCATTCTCCCGTATATGTCGAATCTCTTGATGCCATAAACATTTCTACCTTTGAACCATTTGGGGATGCCGATTACGATTTGAATAATGTTCCAAGTAGCGAATTAAGAAAATACATACGAAATTTAACAGCCAAAGAAATAAGGAGCGCAAGAAAGCCAGTCAAGCCAGAAGCCCCTGTAAAGCCACCAGAGGCCGCTGAGGGCAAAAAGGCAAAAACTGAGGCAGGTATGCGCCCAGAGCCGAAAGTTCTCAAGGAGTCTGCACCGCAGCCAGCGAAAAAGGCCGAAGAAGAGGCGGTTCCCGCCGTTCCTGTTGCCCCGAAGGTTGAAAAAGCGGAAGTGGCTGCCGAGAAGCCAGAGGTCGAAGAGCTCACCGCAGAGAAGAGAGCAATTATCGGCACGCATGTTGCGGAATTAGGTTCAATCGAGAAGGTCGCGGAGTATTACCCAGGTAAAGGCAAGCCCGATACTTTTGCCAGGGAGAGGGCTGAAGAACTGTTTGGGGAGGAGGCTGCCCCCAAAAAGGAAGCGGCTCAAGAAGCGTTTCTTGATGAAAGCGAATTTCCCGTTCAACGCGTTTCAGTTAAAGATATTAGGGTTAGCCCTGAAGATTTTCAGTTTAAACGGGATGTAGATGAGAGGGGTATCCAGGAAGGGACTGAGATAAAAGGCGAGTTTCGGCCACTTGCTGCGGGGAATGTTTTAGTGTGGCAGGCAAAGGATGGAACCATGTTTGTCGTTAATGGCCACCATCGACTTGCGAAAGCCCAGGATGAAGGGTTATCTTATATAAATGCTCAAATTATAAAAGAAACCGATGGATATACAAAAGATCAAGCAAAAACTCTTGGCGCCTTAACTAACATTGAGGAAGGAAGGGGTACTTCTTATGACTGGGTCGAATTCTTCAAAGAAACGGACATTTCGGAAACTCAATCAAGGAAGTATGGGCTTGAAGGGCAAGCCTTTAGATTTACCGAAATTGCTGGGAATGATCTCCTTGCGTCCTTTAGAAACAGACACATCACACCGGAACAAGCCTTCACGATAGCAGAAACAGCCGGTAAAGATGAAGCCGTCCAAGCTATCGGCATGAGGCTTATTCAGACCGCCAAAGAAAAAGGTCAAAAACTTTCTCCAGACGATCTCGCCAATCAAATCCGTGCTAATATTTTTATGAAAGAGAACGCACCGGAACTGAAGGCCCAGCGGGATTTATTTGGCGAAACCCACGATGCTGCCCTGGAACTCAGTGAAAATTTAGCCAAAATAACCACCAAGCACCAGAAGGAACTGAAAGAGATTATTCTCGCCTTGCGTAATGTCAACAAAGATAATCGCCTTGAGATAATGAAAAAAACGGGTTTGGAGTTCGAGAGTGTCGCTGAAGCCCGGAAGGTACTCGAAAAGGCGAAAGCTGATCTTGCGAAGTGGCAAAGATGGGAACTTGATCCTGATTTAAGAAAGATAATTTTAAGCGAACTGAACAAGCAAGGCACCCAGAAAGGATTGTTTGAGGAAGCAAAGCCGGAAGCTGAGGAAATTCAGTTTATAACAAGGCCGGTAACCATCGCCGCCCGTCCGGGCATGGGGCTTGTTCGGGTGGAGCGGGCATTAGCCGGCATCAAGGATAAGTTCAAAATACCGATCAGGGTACTCGGTTCAGTCGAGGATCTGGAAGGCCGCACCAGGGAGGCCGCGCAAAATGAACTCAAGCGCGGTAATGTCATATCCGGTTTTTACAATCCCCGCGCCAATGAGATTGTCATTCTCGCTGATGGAGTGCGCAACTCCGATGAATTACTCAAGCTCATAATCCCACATGAGATAACACATTACGGCACAAAGGGAATGCTCGGCGAAAAGGCTTATGTAGGGTTATTGAAAGACCTGCAGGAAGACAAGGCGATTGGCCCGGAGATCCGCAAGTTGATGAAAGAAAACGGCTGGAAGGCCGATTATGCCGCTTCCGAGTGGTGGGCCGGGAATGCCGAGGGAGTGAACTTCGACAGCCTGAAAAAACCCAGTCTGATTCAGCGGGTAATCTTCTACCTCAAGAAATGGCTGAGAAAGGTGTTCGGGGCCAAGCGGGTAAAGTTCTCTGATGCCGAGATCAAGGACTTGCTACGCCAGAGTTACCAGTATGCTCGACGGGAAGAAGGGAAACGGGCGGTTAATGAGTTCGCGGTAGAACTTTCATATAGCCTGAAAGAAGCCCGCACAAAAATAACAGATAATCCAAATTTCAAAAAGTGGTTTGGTGATAGCAAGGTGGTGGATGAGAAGGGTAAGCCGCTGGTGGTGTATCATAGCACTGATGCAAAAGAGATTAATGTTTTTGATCAAGCATGGAATTTTGCAAGAATTATTTATTTTGGATTCACGCCACAAGCGGCACGACAAGCCGCAAGAGGCAAGAAAAATATAATTGGAGTTTATTTGAATGTCAGCAATCCGTATAATACCAAAGAGACTGCTATTCCTTGGTATGAAGCTGAGGATCATTTGTTTATAGCGGATTTGAAACGTAAAGGATATGACGGAATATATATCAAAGATGAATCTGGAATAAGTATTGCCGTTTTTGAGCCTACTCAAATCAAATCTATTTACAATGTCGGCACATTCTCTCCCGAAACTGCGGACATCCGTTTCCGCACTCAGAAGCTCTCCGACCTGCGTTCTCAGATGGACGAGCTAACCGAAGCCCTGGAAAAACTGCCGGAAATCCGCAGCGGACTTTCGACCAAAAACATCCGGGCCCGTATGGAACAGAAGATTGCCGAGCTGGATGAGCGTATCCGTGAAGCCGAATTGGGCATGGCAGTATCTTTCCGCACCCGGCCCACGACTGACAGGCAGGCGCGTTTACTGGGCCTGCTCGAGCCTACAGGCGGCCAGCCGGTCGAACGCACCGGTTTTAAATTTTTAAATCCAGAAGTTGAAGAGCGTTTCAGCAGGGCAAAGGGTGGAGCCAAAGACCCTTATTTCGTAAGGATAAAAGCCAATATTAAAAACCTATGGAATAAAATGGCCAGAGAATATGAACACCTGCCCAAAACAGAAGAGTTCGCCCAATTGAGATTTGACATTCTTAAACTTACAAAACAGAGGGGAATATCTTCCGATAAGACCTTGAGAGAAATTGCCGATATTATAAAAAATTTAGATAAAACCGATTATGACCTTTTTACAAGGAAGGTGATTCTTGATGATTTTTCTGCCATGCTTGATGAAGACCCTGATGTTGCGCTTCCCTTTGGATTGACCAAAGACAATTTCAATGGTGAATATGAAAGATTAAACTCCGTTGTCGGTAAAATCAAAGTAATCAATGATTCAATCGAGAAACGCAATAAAACATGGGAGTCTGTAAAAGCTGATTATATCAAATCAATGCGGGATATCGGTTTTGATGTTGAAGATAGACTGACACGAAAGAACTATTTTCGCCATCAGGTTCTTGATTACATAAGGCTAAAAAATGCCGTTGGGGGAACAGGGCGCAAGTTAAAAACTCCTGCATATCGTGGATTCTTAAAAGGGCGAAAAGGGAGCCAGCTTGATATTAATACAGATTATTTACAGGCAGAACATGAAGTTATGGCGCAGATGCTTTATGATATGGAGGTTGCCAAAACAATAAAGGCCGTAGATGAAAACTATAATATAAAAGACAGATTGAAAAAAGAAGCATTAGAACAATCACAGGGATATGAAAAAGCGAAGCCAGGTACTCAATTAGAATATCAGAGCATAACCTGGGAAGATATAATACCGGAGGGCTATGTTGAATGGCAGCCGCGGGAGGGGAATGTTTTTTATATGGCCGATGCCATTCCCGCCGTGCTTGCCAAGCGATTAACGGAAGGTGCGATTGAACGGCTTGGTATAAGCAAAGATGATATAAATAAGGCATTAGTTCTTGGCGGGAAAAGGCGTTCTTTTGTAATAAGAGAAGAAATTGCCGAAACTCTTGATGGGCTAACAAAAGAAAAAAGTGCAAGCGCAATCGGCGATTTCGACAAAAAAGTTCTACGCTACTGGAAGGTCTGGCAACTTATAAGTCCGCGAAGGTTTTTTAAATATAATTTAAGAAATCTTACTGGTGATTCGGACGCTGTTTTTTGTGGCAACCCGGCTGTTTTTAAAAGGATTCCACAGGCATGTCGTGAATTGATTTCGGCTTATAACCCAAAAGAAAAATTGTCTGGAAATGTAAAAGATTGGTTTGAGCGTGGCGGCACGATAACAACCATGCAAGCACAGGAAATGGGCGAATTGAATAGACTTTCTGCCTTTATAGATAAATACGAGAAAAAAGGCATAACGGATATACCGACTAAGATTTGGCATAAATACTGGAAAACCGCACGACTGACAACAGATTTTCGGGAATCCATACTCAGGTATGCAGCCTATCTTGATTATCTGGAAAAGATTGAAAAGGGCGTAGGGAAAAAACTAAAAAATTACGGCGCTTCCATACCTAAAGAAATAGATGGATTAAAAGACCCCAAAGACAAAGCTTTCTGGCTTTCAAACGATTTGCTGGGAGCTTATGACCGCGTAGGTGTTCTCGGTCAACATATAAGAGAACATATTTTTCCTTTCTGGTCTTGGAAAGAAGTAAATACCAAAAGATATGTTCGGATGTTCAGAAATGCCGCAAGTAATGGAGAATTCGCAACTGCGGTTGGTAGAAAACTCGCAGGAACGGCTGTTAGATCCCCCTATATGCTCTGGCGTATTGGCAAATTCGCTATAATGGCTTCAGGCTTTTTTGCTGTTGCTCAAATTTGGAATAATCTCATATTCCCAGACGAAGAAGATGACCTGCCAGAAGACACCCGCAATAAACCCCATATAGTATTCGGCAGAGATTCAGAAGGAAACGTTCTTTATTTCTCACGCATTGGCGCATTGGGCGATTTGCTTGAATGGCTGAATCTTGATGCTTCTCCATATTATGTCAATGAGATGTTTAAAGGCAAAATGTCAATTAAGGATGTAGCGAAAGACATGGCGAAAGCGCCCATAAATATTTTAACTCAAGGCGCATTTCCGTTTATAAAGCTTGCTGGTGAACTCGCTACCCGCAGAGCATTGTTCCCAGATATATTTAAACCCGGAACAGTAAGAGACAGAGGGTTCCATATAGCTCGCTCATTTGGGCTTGAAAATGAATATATTGCCCTGAGAAAACTTCCTTCCCGCGGTTATGAAGAAACAAAAGGCAAATTCTTTTATTATAAAACAAATCCACTTGAATCGGCATATTGGAACATTCAAGACGAAAAGAGAAGATTCCTTTCAAAAAAGGGTGAAACTTACACGGGTTTCTGGATAACGCCTCGCGGCAATGCGCTTTATAATCTAAAACTCGCTTTCAAGATGGGAGACAGGGAAGCGGTTGATAAATACCTTGAAGCCTATGCGCTTCTTGGCGGAACCGGGGAAGGATTTACGCGATCCACAAATGCAATGGAACCTATGAATGGTTTAAAAGATGCTTATGAAACAGAATTTTTAAAATCCCTTGATGAAGAGGATAAAGAACAACTTAAAAAAGCCACAGGATTTTATAATGAGTTTTTAACAAAAATTAAAACTTACGAACCAAGTCCGGAATTGATAAAAAGACTTGGAAGAGCAAAGACTGCGGAATTTACCGGTGCAATCCACCGGGAAAGCATTCTTGATGAATGGGAATCCTATTACGCATTGCCGAAGAATGCGCGGTCAACAGAAAAGATTGAGGAACTGCGCGAGGCGTATAGAGAATACAATAAAAAGGCCAAGGATACCGGCCAAAAACTAATCACAAGACAACTCCTGAGAAACGCCTCCCGACGAGGTCAGGAGAGCCGGAGAAAGGCGGGGTAAGTCGATGGCACTATTAACCGATCTGATACCTTTCAGCATGGATGATAACGAGCGCGGAGAGGTAGTTTCCCGCAATCTCTCATACCTGAGTGCTGAGTTGTCGGCGGATGGGGAGGAGATCGCGCTCAAGGACGGCACGGCGGAGTCGATATTCGGCGCAAATGACGTGATAATAGATGCGGAGGATGTTCTTGTCGGCTCCGGTAATGCGATAACTCGCGAGCAAAATGGGACTACCGGAGCAATACACAAGCTCGGTGCGATGGTGCGGCTCAAGGGAGGGACTGAGGTTGCCACCTTCACCTTTACCGGTAGCGAAACCGTTACCGGTATCCGCATGGGAGCAAACGTTCCCGGGATGTGGCAGATTAAAATCAATGATGATTGGGGGCCGCCGTTTTTCACCGGTGGACTCGGCCAAGAAGTGTTTTTCCCATTCTCCGGCATACAGCCAGCAGAAAACGATGAGGTTGTTGTTGTGGCCTGGACCAACGAACTGAGCGGCAATTTCTGGGCCTGGACTCACCGATAAAAGGATGTGCAATGGGGGGAAAAGAAATGAAACGGATAAAAGACATGGTTGGGCAAAGGTATGGACGCTGGACGGTACTCGAAAAGGCCGGGAGAGACAAGCACAAAAATATTTTGTGGTTGTGCCGGTGCGAGTGCGGCCAGGAGCGGGTTGTTTGGGGCGGCAGTCTCCGCAGGGGCAGCTCTAAGGGATGTAGAAGTTGCGCAGCGCGAGAAAGAACCACGACACACGGAGAGTCTGGAACGAGGCTTTATGATGTCTGGTATAGCATGCGTTATCGGTGTGGCAATAAAAATGCCTCTCGTTATAAAAATTATGGTGGCCGTGGAATTAAAGTTTGTCCGGAGTGGCGAAAGGATTTTGTGGTATTTATGGATTGGGCTTTGAACAATGGTTACAAAAAAGGCTTATCTATTGACCGAATTGACAATGACGGAAATTACGAACCGAGCAACTGTAGGTGGGCGACCGTGAAACAGCAAAATCGGAACGCGCGGTTCAATCGCCATATCGCTATCAACGGCGTTACCAAATCGCTCTGTGAATGGGCCGAAGTTGCGGGGATCAGCCGTAAAACGCTACAGTGGCGAGTCAATAATGGCTGGCACCCAGGGTGTCTGCTCAACAAGCCAAAGGCGGCGTAATGAGCTACCAACCCGTCCCCTGGATGGTTTACCATCTGTATTTTATAGGCACAAAGATAATCCCGCGGACGAATACGGGCCAGGGCCGGTTTAATATCACCGCTGGAAAGACGAATACGGCTCAGAGCCGGTTTAATATCACCGTCGGGCAGATGAATGCAGGTCAGGCATTATTCAATATTTACACAGAACGGACTCATACAGGCCAGACGCGCTTCGTGATCCGTGAAAGCCTTAAAGTTACCAACTAAGGAGATAATATGTTAAAGCGACTAATACCGATTATGCTTCTGATGCTCCTGATCGTACAGTCGGCGCGAGCACAGTTCCCGCCCGACTTGCTACCGCCGAGCAGGGAGGAACTTGGCGACAGTCTGATTGCACACCAAACGTTGACCGGACTAACCGGCACTGTGGCGGCTGGGCTGGTGGCCTGCGTGGATTCTACTGGTGCACTTTCAATAGCTTCCTATGATGATTCTCATCTCAACCGCAAGATGATAGGAATGGGAACCGGTACTGCGGGCGCTATGCGTACATCGGGCATAGTGGCCGCCGCGGAAGCTACCAAGATCGGGATTATCTATTGGCTGGATGTGAGCGGTACTCTCAAGGATACACGGCCAACTGCGACAAACGTATGGAGGGTTGCAATAGGAAGATGCGTTGCCTCGGGCTATCTCGATCTTAAACCTGCTACGCCTATAGCGAGGATACCCTGATGATTAAAAATTTGATAACCGCCTTGCTGTTATTTGCTACAGGAAATCTGTTTGCACAAAATACAGATCCGGTTTCTACAACTTTCTTAGTGGTAGATTCCTCGGGTAATGTAATAGCAGAGTTGCCAGTAACCACGGTGCAGAGCTGGATTGGCGATACTTCAGCAGCAAAACTCGATACGAGCGCTGTTGCGGCGGGTGATAATGTTACAGTAGATTGGGACGGTTCAAGCCTGACGATAGCCTCGTCTGGCGGAGGCGGCAACTGGAATCCTGCCGATTCCACGCTTTCGCTTGACCTGCCATATTATTCCAACAGGAACATAATGCACGAATGGGGCATTGATGTGTATCCATTAGTTGGTAATTTCAGTGCTGGAGAGCCTGGAGACAGCACAACTAACAAATTAACTGATAACCAGTCTATCGGTGTTTATGCTCCAGCCAGCGGTACTGATGACGGAATAGTGTTCCCCTGCCCTGATACGAATTGGACGAAAACGGCAGACGGCGACACCATAATACCGGCTGATTGGTATTTCAATGTTGCTGTGAGATTGGACAGTGCGTCCCAGGCCAGATTGCCTGAAAATGGACTGATATTTGTGGTCGGCTCAAACGGCAATAGCTACAAAACGAATGTAGCGAGAGCCAGTTTTTCTGAGGGCTGGAATTTTGTCAAGATAACTTTATCCACTTTTACTACAAATGCAGGATCACCGAGCTGGGCGAATATTGATTCTCTCTGGATTTATACCAACGGTACGCAGAGCGGGGATGGTGCTTTGATATTCCTTGTTGAGAACGTTCAGCTTGTTCGGGGGATAGACGGCGGGCCGAATGCGTTCCAGAGCGAGGAGCCGAATGGAACATGGACGGCGGATTGGACGCAGGAAGGGAATGGGAATGTCTGGCTTGTGGAAGAGTCAGGAAAATTAAGTATAACGGAGCCTGATTATGTAGGGCAAAGTTCCTATTTAGCTTCAGCCAATACATTCACCAATTTTGAAGCCTCTGGAGCAATCAATGATCCAGCAACAGATAGGGCAAGATTACTTCAGGCAGGCGGAAACCAGACTCAATTTGATTTATGGGATCAAACTATAAGGTTATCTGGTAATGGGGGATCGAGTTACAAATCCAGCACTTTTGTTTGCGCTGCTGGCGGAGGGGAGCGTATCTACTGGAAGCTAATCCAGAACGGAACATCTATAAGCGGTGCGGCCAGTCTTGATGGTATAGACTGGACATGGGTGTCTAACGTAACCACTACTGAAAGTGGCAAATTGCGGTTGTATGGAATTTATTATCAAAGAATAGAATCTCTTGGCCTCTCTACCGTTAAATATGCTGCCGAGGCTGGCGTGGCACAGAGGCTTGAGGGTATAGGTGGTGCTGAACAGATATTAGATACTTTAGCATCTAAGCTCGATACGAATGCTGTTGCAGGAGGAACAGATATTGATGTGGCATGGGATGGAAGCGAATTAACGATTACATACGAGGGGACAGGAGGGGATGCAGGCAAGCTCGATACGAGTGATGTTGCAGCGGGTGATAATATAACGGTAGATTGGGACGGCACGGATTTGACAATAGCCGCGTCTGGCATTAGTGGATTAGACACATCAAATGTAGTTGGACTTATTGACGATACAAGTGGTGTGCTAAGAACATTTATACAGGAGGCCATTGAGGATTCTCTTGCAGAACACAAGGCGGCGCTTGATTCTATCAATACGAATGTTAGCGACAACGTTGCAAGAATTGACTCACTCTCCGGTGTGGCTCCTGATACCACTGAGTTCAAAATAGCGGAATCGAGCGTGGACTCATTGCGTGGCGTAGCTCCTGATACAACCGAGTTCAAGGCCGAGCAAACGAATATAGACAACTTGGAGGCTAAAGCTGATTCTCTCTCTGGGGCTTCTCCTGATACCGCTGATTTTAAAACAGAACAAGCTCGGATTGATTCACTCTCTGGCGTAGCTCCTGATACCACTGATTTTAAGGCTGAACAGACAAATATTGATAACCTTGAAGCGGCTGCCGACTCGATTAATACCAATGTGAGTGATAATGCTACGGCCATAGATGCTCTGCCTACGGTTGCTGAGACCGCCGACCTTGTAGAAGATTCTCTTGCAGAGCACAAGGCCGCACTGGATTCAATTAATACGAACGTGAACGACAATGTTACGGACATCACAAATCTTGAAAATGCTGCCGATTCAATCAACACGAACGTTAGCGACAACGTTGCTCGGACTGATTCCCTTTCTGGTGTGGCACCAGATACTACGGAGTTTAAAGTAGTAGAGTCAAGTGTAGATTCATTGCGCGGTATCTCACCTGATACGACCGAATTCAAGGCTGAGCAGACGAATATAGACAACCTGGAAGATGCCGTTGACTCGATTAATACAAACGTGTCTGATAATGCAACTGCTATCTCCACCAATGCCACTGATGTTGATGATCTTGAGACTGCGGCGGATTCAATCAATACCAATGTGAGTGATAACGCTGGTAATATTAGTACAAATATCGCCAACATAGACAATTTAGAGACTGCCGTCGACTCTATTAATGAGAATGTCGATCCGGCTGCCATTACAAATCTTGAAAATGCTGCCGATTCAATCAACACGAATGTTAGCGACAATGCAACCGCTATCTCTACTAACGCAGATGATATTGGGAACTTAGAGACAGCAGCCGATTCAATCAACACGAACGTTAGCGACAACGTAACGGCCATAGATGCTCTGCCTACGGTTGCTGAGACCGCCGACCTTGTAGAAGATTCTCTTGCAGAACATAAAGCTGCCATAGACTCTATTAACACAAATATATCTGATAATGTGTCTGCTATTGATGCTCTTCCGACCTTTGCTGAGACCGGTAGCCTCGTTAATGATTCTCTTGCCGCAGCCGACTCAATGCATAACAAAAAATTGATTGGTGTTTTAGCTGATTCCACTTATTCTGGTCAGACAATCTCCCGCACTGCCGGTGAGAATCTAAAGTTTGGAAATGTGGTTTATATAAAAGCAGACGGAAAGGCATGGAAAAGTGATGCCGATGCTGCTGCGACTATGCGTGTAATGTATATGGCAGTAGAGACAATAGC